ATAAAACCGCTATCACAGATGCTCTCTACGCTGGCACAAAGCGTAACGTGGAGAGTGAGGCTGACCCAAAAAACGCGGCGGTCGAGTAAGTGACGAAGAGTTATTTACTCGACTTCTGTATTACGGCATCGCCCATCTGCATCTAACGATTGATGAGGTTTGGCTGATGCCTTTTGGTTTGCTTCTCGATCTTTGGGAATGCCACAAGCAGTTCTCCGGCATCTCGAAGCCCAAGCGGGAGTATTTTATCGACGATATCATCCCGGACGGAATCTAACGAAAGGTGGTGGTATAAATGGCAGATAACTTCGGTCTCAAGATTGGACTTGAAGGCGAGAAGGAATTTAAGAACTCGCTTGCCGAAATCAACCAGGCTTTCAAAGTTTTAGGTTCTGAAATGAAGCTTGTGGAGTCGGAATTCGACAAAAACGATAAATCTGTCGAAGCTCTCACCGCCCGCAACGAAGTTCTCGGCAAGCAAATCACAGCACAAAAGGAGAAAATCGAAGTTCTCCGTGCCGCCCTGAAAAACGCATCCGACTCCTTTGGTGAGAACGACAAGCGTACACAGGCGTGGCAGATACAGTTAAATAACGCCGAAGCTGCCCTCAACGGTATGGAACGTGAGCTTAAGAGCAACACCGATGCCATTGAAAATTCCGGCGAGGGTATGGACGATGCAGGCAAAGCAACCGACAAGTTCGGTGAGGAAATCGACGATGCAGCCAAGGAAGCCGATGAAGCCGGTCCCTCCTTCGAGGGGCTTGGTACGGCTTGTAAGGCAACCGCAGCCGTTATAACCGCTGCCTTCGCTGCCGTTTCCGCTGCCGCCGTGGCTGCCGGAAAAGCCCTTGTGGATATGGCAACAGAGGGTGCTGCTTACGCTGACGGTGTTCTCACCACCGCAACGCAGACAGGCATTGCAACCGATAAGCTCCAAGAGTATATGTATGCCGCCGAGCTTGTGGACGTCTCTACCGAAACGCTCACAAAGTCCATGGCGAAAAATATCAAATCTATGGCTACGGTTACCGATGTTGTCGGTGAAGCTACCGTGGATATGGATAAGCTCGCCAAGGCTGAAGCCAAAGCACAGACGGCACAACTTAACCTTGAGAAAGCCCAAATCGCCTACGACGAAGCCCTCAAGAAAAGCGGAGATGCCGCCAAGAAGGCATACGGTGCTGTTGAAGATGCAATGCTCGGTGTTGAATCGGCACAGCTTTCTTACAACGCAGCCGTTGAAAAGAACGGTGCTGAATCCGAGCAAGCTCAAAAGGCTGCCCTTGCCCTTGAAAAGGCACAGAACAAACTCGCTTCTGCCCAAGAAACCTACAACACGGCTCTTGCGGAAAGCGGTGAGGCATCCGCATCCGTTCAAAAGGCTGCGATTGCACTTGAACAGGCTCAAATCAACTTGGCTACAGCACAAGCTGACGTCACTTCTGCTTCACAGCCTGTTGCCCCCAAGATGAACGAAATGTCCGAAGCATACCAAAAGCTCGGTGTTGCCGTTTATGATGCAGAGGGTAACATGCGTGACAGCGATACCGTGTATTGGGAAATCATCGATGCCCTCGGTAAAATGGAAAATGAGACCGAGCGTGATGCTATTGCAATGACCATACTCGGTAAGTCTGCCCAGGAACTGAACCCTCTCATTGAAGCCGGAGCGCAGCGAATGGCAGAACTCGGCGAGGAAGCCAAAGAAGCCGGATATGTGCTTGGGGACGATGCCCTCAACGCATACGGCGCTCTTGACGACCAATTACAATATCTTTCTGTTGGTGCTACGGCGGCTAAAAACGCCCTTGGCACCATTCTTTTGCCCGTGCTTACCGAACTTGCTTCGGACGGTGTCGGGCTTCTTGGCGAATTTACAAACGGAATCAATGCTGCCGGGGGAGACCTCGGCAAGATGGCAGATGTCGTAGGTGAAATCATCCCCAAGGTCATCGATGTATTTATGGAGCATTTACCGACGTTGCTTGACCTCATCGTTACGATGGTCACCTCCCTCGGTCAAGCGATTGTTGATAATCTGCCCGTAATTGTCGATTCGGCAACACAGCTTATTTTCACAATTCTTGAAGCCTTGATTGCGGCTCTACCTCAAATAGCCGATGGAGCTTTACAACTTGTACTTGCTCTCGCGGACGGCATTATCAAAAACCTTCCCACACTTGTTAATACCGGGCTCCAGGTCATTCTAACCCTGGTAAAAGGTATCACGAAGGCAATACCAAAGCTGATCCCGGCAATTGTGCAGGCGGTAACCGAACTTGTGCAAACCATCATCGACAATCTTCCTCTGTTCCTTGATGCCGCACTTCAACTTATAACCGCACTTGCCCAGGGCATTTTGGATGCCATTCCAATCCTACTTGAGGCACTTCCACAACTGATACAATCGCTCCTCGATTTTATCATAGGTGCAATTCCGCAGATTATCGAAGCAGGCATACAGCTTATCACGTCGATAGTCGGTGCGTTGCCTACGATTATAGAAACCATCGTGGCAGCCATTCCGCTTATCATCAACGGTATTCTGACGGCGGTTATTTCGGCGATCCCCCTCATCGTCGATGCAGGCATACAGCTTATCACATCTCTTGTGAGTGCTTTGCCCTCTATCATCGAAACGATTGTCGCAGCTATTCCCGTTATTATCGACAGCATCCTTACGGCTGTTATCGGTGCGATACCGATGATTATCGATGCGGGTATCAGTTTGATCACGGCTCTCATCGGAGCTTTGCCCACGATCATAGAAACCATTGTGAACGCCATCCCGGTTATTATCAATGGTATCTTGGAAGCCATCACCAATGCAATCCCCCTTCTCATCGAAGCGGGCATTCATCTCATTACCTCCCTTGTGGCTGCTTTGCCTGAAATTGTCCTGACGGTGGTGGAAGCCATCCCCGTCATCATTGAAGGTGTGTTAAATGCGGTCATCGGGGCCGTTCCCTTAATCATTGATGCGGGTATCACGCTGATTACTTCGCTGATTGGCGCACTTCCCGAAATCATCTTTACCATCGTTCAAGCAATCCCGGAAATCATCGTAAGCGTTATCGACACATTGCTCGGAATGATACCGATGATTATCGAATGCGGTATAAAGCTTCTCACTTCGCTGATTACGGAACTTCCGAGAATAATCATCAGCATTGTTGGCTGTTTGCCGGAACTTATAAACGGCATCATCAACGGTCTGCTCGGAAGCATCGACAAATTCATCGAAGCGGGTGTTGACCTCTTTATGAGCCTTATTACAAACCTTCCGACCATCATTTGGGAGCTTGTAAAAGCAATGCCGCAGATTATAACCTCTCTTGTCAACGCCCTACTAAACGGACTCGGTTCTTTCGTGGACGTTGGTGCAAACCTGGTCAAGGGTTTGTGGGAAGGTATCCAGGGGCTTGCCGGATGGATTTGGGATAAGGTGTCCTCTTGGGCATCCGACCTTTGGGATGGAATCTGCGACTTCTTCGGCATTCATTCCCCCTCTCGAAAGATGGCGTGGATTGGCGATATGATGATGGAGGGTCTCGCAGGCGGTATTGATGAAACGGCAGGCGAAGCTATCGACTCCGCAACCCATATGGCGAATGACCTCAACTCTGTATTTGACGATCTCTCCGCAGATCTGTCAACGTCGCTCCCGAGCGATATTAACGTAAACGCACATTCCTCCCTTGCGGACGGACTTGCGGGACAGAGTGGCTTCATTCTCCAACTCAACATTCAGAACTTCAACAACTATTCAAGCGAGGATATAACCGAACTCACGAATGAAATAATGGCAACCGCAGGTGCTTTCGCACAGAGGAAAGGAGTGGTGTTTGCGTGAATTTCTTTGAATACAACGGCATCCGCTCCTCCGATATGGGCGTGAAAATCAGCAGTAAGAACATCTTTTCTGCTCCTAAATACGATCTTGCGTTTCAGGCAATCCCCGGTCGTGACGGAGAGCTTATCTCTTCCAACAACCGCTTCCCGAACACCACGGTATCGTACACTTGCTTCATTCCTGCGAAAAGCATCCAAGAACTGTCGCAAAAGGTAACGGCGGTCAAGGCTTGGCTCTATGCCGAACCCGACCGCTACCACACCCTTTCGGACAGCTATGACACCGAGTTTTTCCGTAAGGCTGTGTTCAATAACAAACTGGACATTGCTGACCAGGTAAACAAGATCGGTGTCTTTACGGTAAACTTTAGTTGTCATCCAATGCGTTATTCCTACACCGGGCAAACGAAAACCACCTACTCGGCATCGGGCTTCGTCCTTACAAATCCCTATCCGTTCAATGCCAAACCGTATCTGAAATTGAACGGTCGCGGCGAAGGAACGCTGACGATACAGACACCTACGAACACCGCCATTTGGAAATTCTCCACGCTGAACGGCTATACCGAGTGCGACTCCGAACTGATGAACTTCTACCATGACTATACTCCTAAAAACGATACGGTCGAGGGTGAGGGCTTTCCGCTGCTTTACCCAGGTGAGAATACCATCACATTTGACGGGGGCATTACAAGCGTTGAAGTCATACCAAGGTGGGTGATGATATGATTCCTGTACTTTACAAAGCGGATGCAACTTCATTCACCTCCTTTGGCATCGGTACTCTTGCCGATACTATCTCATGCGAGGTCACCGAAGAACGAAACGGTGCCTATGAGTGCGTATTGAAATACCCGATAACAGGCTCGTTTTATAAGGAAATTCGTAAAGAACGGCTGATCAAAGCAAAGCCCAATGATACGAGCAAGCCTCAAGCCTTCCGTATCTATCGAATTGCCAAACCCCTGAACGGTATTGTTACGATATACGCACAGCACCTTTCCTATGACCTCACGAACATTGCAACTCCGGCTTGGGACTCATCTCCCATTACGCCACAACTCGCAATCGAACACGTCTTTGATGCCGCCCTTACTCCCCACAACTTCACCTTCCAAACCGACTACACCCAAGCAAAATCCTTCTCGGTGGACAGACCGAAAAGCCTACGCTCGGTGCTTGGCGGTTCGGCGGGTTCTCTTATAAGCCTTTGGGGCGGTGAGTTTGAATGGGATAACTACAAGGTCATCCACCATCAAGGGCGCGGAATCAGCACAGGAGTTGTCATCGAATACGGCAAGAACCTCACAAAGCTCGAACAGGACACGGACATCACCTCTGTTTATACGGATCTTCTGCCGTATGCGGTTATCTCCGATATGGACGGTAATGAAACCGTGGTGACCCTTTCGGAGCAGATACTCCCCATCACGGAAACAGTCCTCACTCAGCGAAAAACGCTCATCAAGGATTTCACCGACAGCTTTGGGATGGACGATGTAATAACCGAGGAAGCGCTCCGAGCCAAGGCAGAAAAGTATATCGAAAACAACCCGCTCGGCACGGAATCACCGTCACTTACGATTTCCTTTGAACCGCTGTGGAAGCAACCTGAATACGCAGCGGTACTTGAGCGGGTTTCCCTTTGCGACCGTTTAACCATTAAGCATACAGCTTTGGGGGTTCAAGCCACCGCCAAGGTAATCAAGACCGTTTACGATTCACTCGCTGAAAAATACGTCTCCATTACCCTGGGTTCGGTTCGCAGCACTCTTGTAGATGCTGTTACGGACACACAAAGCACCATCCAAAATACCGCAAGTAAGGTTGATCGCCTTCCGTCTCTTATGGCTTCTGCCATTCAGAATGCAACGAGTCTCATCACCGGGCAAAACGGCGGTTACGTTGTTTTACACACCGAGAGCGAGAACGGTCAGCCTTATGAGCTTTTGATTCTTGATGCACCCAACATTGCTGATGCCGTGAATGTATGGCGTTGGAATGTTGGCGGTCTTGGTTTTTCAAGCCACGGGTACAACGGTCCCTACGAAACGGCGATCACCGCAGACGGACAGATCGTCGCAAACTTTATCACCTCCGGCACTTTGGTGGCAAATATCATCAAAGCCGGGGTTCTCTCATCGCAAGACGGCAGTTCCTTTTGGAATTTGGAAACGGGAGAGGTTGTTCTTAAAGCCTATGCCACAACCGAAACTGTGGAGGAAACCAACAGCCGAATTGATGAGATAAACGAACAGAAGATGTACCGACTTGTGATATCCTCTTCCAACGGTAACATCTTCAAAAACGGCAATATCCAAACAACGCTAACAGCGACCGTCTTTTCTTGGGACGAGAATATCACCGACACCCTTGATCCGAACCAATTTTTATGGACGAGAGTTTCGGATGATGCCGAAGCCGACGCTGAATGGAATGCCGCACACTACGGAGGAACGAAATCCATAGAAATCACCTCCGATGACGTCGATGTCAGGGCTACGTTCTTCTGCGACCTCATCGACACCACTACAAGACAAAGTCTTCTGGGCTAAATTTTATGTAAAGGAGTTTTTATTATGAGCAAAGCACAGGGTCAGTTTACAATTATTGACTATAATGATGCCCTAACCCTTACGGGTTATATCGGCTCAAACCACGCAAAAACGCAGATGTATAACCCTGACAACGGAAGCTACAACCCTGACTGGTCAAGCACGAACCTCGTTCTCACACCGAGCCTTTATGTGATCGGTACGACCACGGATCAGATCACCTCTTCTTCTGTTACTTCGGTTAAGTGGTACATCGGCTCGTCCACCACGGCAATCACCTCCTCCGGCAGTTATGCTTTAAGCGGTACGAAGAGCCACATTCTCACCGTCAAGGGCAATGTTATGGCAGGGCTTACGGGTATCGACTATCGCTGCGTTATCACCTACAAGGATGCTTCTACCGGGCTTTCCATTACGCATCCGCTTACCATTTCCTTCTCCCGCGTTGTAAACGGTGGTGGTATTGTTGACCTTCTCGTCACTACCCCTAACGGTAACGTCTTTAAGAACACCGAAGTTGCCACTCTTACAGCAAAGGCAGAGCTTTGGAGAGGCTCTTCAGTAGATACCACAAACGTCACCTACAAGTGGGCGATTATGGATTCCACGGTTACTTCTTCGTCTTCCACAGGCTATGATGCTTCCTTTGGAGTGGGTTGGAAAAAGCTCTCCGACACCACGGGAATGTATACGGGAACGACAACCGCAACGGTAACGATTTATGCGGCAGCGGTTGACAGCTATGCTGTATTTAAGTGTATCGCCGTTGACTCAGACTCTGCATCAAACACTTACAACAGCAAGTTCACGGATGTTGCAACCTTCATTGACAACAGCGACCCCATCCAGGTTGTTATCACCTCCACGGGCGGTGATGTCTTTAAGAATGGTCAGGGTTCGACCACGCTCACCGCTGTTGTTTACCAGGCGGGTGCTGAAATCGATGCAGATGGCAAAGGCACATACACCTGGACCAAGTACAACAAGGACGGCGCAATTGACACCTCTTGGGGTACAAGTGGTACGAAAACGGGTAAAACCCTCGCTGTTTCGACATCCGATGTAACAACCAAAGCAACCTTTATGGTGGTTGTAACCATCTAAACCGAAAGGAGGGCTAACGATGCAGGCACAAGCCCAATTTACCATTCATTCGCTCAATGATGTCATTGCTTCTACTACTGCGCCGTCAAGCCCTTACAAAGGTCAGTTGTGGGTGAATACAAGCTATTCACCCCCTCGGACTTTCGTTTATAACGGCTCGGCTTGGAAAGAACAAAATGGCACGGACACCCTTCGCTCAAACATCAGCACCCTCACCACCAAATCCAATACGATGCAAAGCAACCTCGACGGTCTTACGAGTACCGTTTCTTTGGTTACGACTCGTGTTGAAACGGTGGAAAATGACCTTGAGGTTGTGGAAGAAAACATCCTCTATGTTGAGTCGAGTGTGTCCGAGCTTAAGCAAACAGCATCGAGCATTGAGCTTCGGGTGACGGCAAACGAAGAAGATATCTCGGATTTGACGGTTACCGCAGATGGGCTGACATCACGTGTCAAAACGGCTGAAGGAAATATCACCACACTAAAAACCGATGTGAGTGGTATCAAGACCCGTGTGTCTACTGCCGAGGGTGACATCTCTTCTCTCGAACAAACAGCCACAAGCCTTACAACTCGTATCAGCACTTCCGAAGGTAAAATCACAACGCTGACAACCGATGTTAGCGGATTGAAGACGAGAGTTGGCAATGC